AGTTCTACGCTGCTCTGGCCAAGGCGTTCCTGCTCGACAAGGACGGCCCGGGGCCGGAACAGAAGCTCATGGCGTATTATGAGCATATCGCAAAATAAAGAAATCCCTCCTGCCACCAGGAGGGATTTCCGCTTGCTATAGAATCTATATTTAGATGGGATTCATTCATGCGTACCGAATAAATGTATAACCATCAATCCGCGAGGGGGTAGAGGGTGACGTGCATGTCGCTGCCAGATTTGGTGTAGGATTTGGTCTGTTTATGGTAGAGGATCTTCTGCAGGACAGTTTTCAGGAGGGCGTTTTTCTCCTGCGGGGATGCGGCGAGCGGGTAGGTCTCGAGGACGCGGCGGACGGCGGGGGCCAGACGGGCGCGGGCCTGTCTGGCACGGGCCAGCTCATGGATCGTGGTCTGGCTAGCCTCGATGCGGTCGACGATGACCCGCTTGTCAGCGGCGAGCGCCTGCGAGCGCTGCAGGAAGATCTCCGGCGTATAGACACCGGTCTCAACCAGCTCATACGCGCGGGCCTCCTGCGCCTCCAGCTTGGCAAGCTGCTTGCGGTCGGCGGCGATCGAGGACTCGAGCGCGGTGCGCATGGGCGTGTCATCTGGCGCAGCGGCCTCACCGAGCTCTAGCTCGCGCAGCCAGCCACGCAGAGCATCCAGCACGGCGTCCTCCACATCGTCATACCACGCGCTGACGGTCGTGCAGCCGTAGGAGGGACAAAGGAGCGTATCGCGGCGGTTGCCGGACGACGGACGGCGCACCATCACGCGGCCGCACTGGTCGCAGCGGACGAGCCCGGCGAGGCTCGTCACGGTCCCCCATGCGCCCTTGCCGCGCGGGCTGGCGCTGGAATAGCTCAGCGCGACGGCCTTGTCGTACTGCTCCTGCGAGATCAGGCCGTCGTGCAGCCCTTTATAAAGCTTCAGATACTCCTGCCGGGTGCGGGGGCGACTGACGACGACGGCGCCGTCGACAATGCGCTTCGTCTCCGGTCGGCCACCGGATTTGATCCAGCCCGCATTTGCTGGATTGCGCAGAACATCCAGCACGGAGTCCGCGCGCCAGAGGCTGCCGGAGTTGGTCGGGACGCCAAGGCTGTTCAGCCGCGTGGATATCGCCTTCACGCCGATGCGCGCGCAGCCCTCGCCGGTGTACCAGTTGTAGATCTGCTGCAGGACGGGGGCCTGCTCCGGGTGCGGGACGAGTTTATAGCCCTTGTCGTTCGGCAGTTTCTCGCGCAGCCAGCCGAAGGGTGTCTTGCCGGAGATCCATTTGCCCTCACGCAGAGACGCCTCCTTGCCGCGCGACAGGCGGCGCTTGATGGTGTTGTATTCCCGCCGGGACATGAACAAACCGAACTCGAAGTATTCCTCGTCCATTTCGTTGTTTGGGTCATAGACTTTGTTCGGGGTAACGATCTTTGTATTGGAATACTTGAAAGTCTGAGCAATAATGCCCTGGTCGATGGTGTCACCGCGCGCCAGACGCTCGACCTCCATGACGATGACGCCCGCATAGTTCCCGGTCTCGACGAGCTGCAGGACCTTCTGCACCTCCGGCCGGACAGCGATGGAGTCGCCGGTCACGACCTCCTCGCAGATCTCCACGACGTTCAGCCCGCGGCTTTCGGACAGCGACAAAAGCGCGGCCCGGTGCCGCTTGAGCGTGTCGGTCTGGCCGAGGGCTTCAGCCTCCATGTCCTTCCGGGACTTGCGCAGGTAAATGATGTATTGCGCGAGCGGGTCGGAGATTTTCCAGGTAGATGTAAATTTCATAAGCAGATTCTCACCACAAGGGCAAAAGGTTATACGGATACCGCTCCGGCGCTGGGCCGGGGCGGTTTGATTTATGCGCGGAACCAGCCGATCGATGGGCTGAGCACGTCGGCCACAAGCGCAAGGGCACACAGCAAAAGAATACCCAAGAGGATGAGCGTCACAAGCCGGTGCATGCGCAGGGACTTCTGATGCTGAGCAAGCTGCACACGAAGCGCCGCGTTCTCGGCGCGGAGTTTTTCAGCATCGGGAGGCTCGGAAGGCTCGGCAGGCTCATCATGCGGGATGCCGAAATACTCATCCATAGAAACGCCCATCTCCCGGCAGATCGGGCCGACCGTGTAAACAGACGGATTTTTGATGTCGCCGCGAAAGAACTGGGAGACGGTGCCGACGGAAAGGTCGGTGTTTTCGGCGACATCCTGATTTGTTTTGCGCGGAGTGATCGTCTGCTTCTGCTCACGGCACAAATCAGATAATTTTTCCTTCAAAACATGCCATTCCCCCCAAAAAAGCAAGACGTCTGACTGCAAAAAGTAACTGCCATATCTTTACAAGACTACCGTGGACAGGCTACCCTAAAGTTACAGACGGCTCCCGGTCGCCTGCGCAAGCAAAAGCCCGCGCCGTTGTTCGGCCAGCGGCGCGGGCGAACACACTCAATCAAGCAGGATCGTCCAGCCGCCTTCTGCGTTGACGGTGAGGATCAGAGCGCTTGGGTCGACGCGAACGGTGCCGTCGTAAATGGATGTAGTGTTAACCAACAAATCATACTTATCACCGTATGCCTCAACGGCGAAATGCCGAGAGTCGCTGTTGCCGTGGATTTTGGCGGATGTAGTGCCAAGAGGGATGATAAAAACGCCGTCGCCATTGCCGCGGTATGTATCGCCAGAGGACATAACGGGTGCGGTAGCCAGCGGGAGAATACGGACGGTCCAGTTGCCCTCACTGTCGATCTCGAGCTTTCTGGTGTCTTGCTCGGGGTCGAGCACGTAACCAGAGTACGGATCCGTCGTGTTGACAAACAACTCCGTATAGTTGCCGAAGGCATCATAGCCGGTGACGGCGAAATGGCGGGATTCGGAGTTGCCAGAAATCTTGAAATAATAAAGATCATCAAAAGGCGAGATATCGAAGTAGTCGTCGCCATAACCGGAGTATGTGATGGGATCGGGGGCAACGTAAGGCTCGGCCTCGGCGGCGGGTGCGGAAACCGAAGAGGACGAAGGGCTGGATGGCGCGGCGGGCGAGAATATCAGCGTAAAGGCGTGATAAATGGCAAAAGTACCGCCAATAATCAGGAGTATGCACGGCCAGAACCACCAGCAGCGATAAAACGGCTTTTCAGGCGGCATATCTGCGGACGAATCACCGCGGGGCGGGTTCTCATGGCGGTCGGGGTCGTTGTACATAGCTATCCTCACAAAAATACGATAAAATTTTTAGAAAGTCTCACGATTGTAATTCAAGAACAGATGTTCTATTATATACCTACGAGGAACTTACTTATATTCTAAACCGATACAGAATTAGAAACAATAGGGAAAGTACACGAAAAACACCGGGGCTTTTTGTGGAGAAATGGAGGGCACGATGGAAGAAGTGCGGACAAAAATGCTTGACGAGCTGAAACGCATGGCAGAGCGGGCGACGCTGGAGCAGCTCAGCGTGCTCTTGCAGATATGTCGGGGGCTGATAGGATAGCGCAGAAAATAACCGGAGGCGGTCAATCGCCTCCGGTTATTTTTTTCAGGAATTTTTCGAACTCAGGCCAGAATGCGGGCGGCAGCTCCATCATGGCGGAAATGAACCGCTTGCGGAAGGACTCGTCGGCCTCACCCATGAGCGAGGTGACCATCAGTGCAAGCTCTTCGTTCGCGCTGCGCTGCACATACATATCGCCGACGCCCTCTTCCAGCCATGCGAGTGATACGCCAAATTCCCGGCAGATATCCGAGACAGTGCGGTCGCTGGGTTTTCTGCCGCTTGTTTCGATCACCGCAATAAAATTACGGGAGAGGCCAATCCTTTCCGCAAACTGCTGCTGGGTAAGCCCGGCGGCAAGCCGAATCTGCTTTATTCGTTCTCCCAACTTATTCACCTCCATTTTCGAGAGTACGCTTTAGCGCATTTGTAGAATATCACAAAACGTTTACTAAGTCAACATTTATTTTTAAAAAATCGAAAATTAGTGTTGACAGAAACAATAAAATGTGTTATGTTGTGTTTACGGAAACAACAAAGAGAGCCGCCGAAAACAACAAAGGAGTGAGAACAATGTCGGAAGAACAGAAGAAACAGGTTGAAGATATCGCAGCCGAGATGAATAAACTGACGCCTGAGCTGCGCGAGGGCGCGCTGCTGTACTTGCAGGGTATGGCCGCCTGCGCCAAGCTCATGGAATCCCGGCAGCCCGACCGAAAGGAGGGGTGAGCGTGGAAGACTTCGAGTGCCGTCTGGACGAATGGCGGCGGGAAGACCTGCGGGAGCGAAGACGGGAAACACTGTGGAATTTCGCGGTCAACATGATCGTCGCGCTGGCCGCGCTGATCGTGGCGATTAAGGGAGCGTGAGGCGGTGGAAACCCAAGAAGAAAAGCTCGCCAGATGAGCGCGGGAAGAAGCGCGAGACCGGGAACGGACGCGCAAGCGTCGGGCAACAGGAGGAAAGGAAAATGCAGGAACAGAGGAAAAGTTTGGAGCAGCAGCTGACAGAGCTTCTGACACGGGATCGCAAAGAAGCTCTGGAGGCAATCGCAGAGGAAACCGGCTACACAGCCGACGAATTAAAGACGCTCTGGCAGGAATGGTTGGATACGCAGTACGGCGAGAAGTCGGTGATGGCAATTGCACGGGATTTTGTAGGTGTCGCGCTGGAACACGATTTGTAAGGAGGCGTGAGCCGTGGCAAGCAAAAAGGTGGAGGACATTACCGATCTGATGCGAGAGACCGAAGCGCGGGTGACACCCGAGGAACAGAGATCGTGGATGTATCGGAACTGGAGCTACATGATGCGCCGGTGCTACCGGGATAAAGGCTATGAAGGGCGCAGCCCGAAAAAAGCGTACAAAAAAGCCGGGGTGACCGTCTGCGACGAATGGAAGGACTACTTCCGGTTTAAAAAATGGGCGCTGGCAAACGGCTACGACGAAGAGAGAAGCAACGGTGAAAACGTGGCAATGAGAATGTGCCCGGGCCGGATCGGCGACAAGGGGAATTTTGAACCGGGGAACTTTGAGTGGATCACGCTCAACGAAGAGATCCGCAGATGGAACCACCCGAGTAAATGGAAAAGATTTTGGGCGCGAGTATCGCATGCCATGCGGGACGTGGGCAAGATGCTGCTGGGCATCATGCTTGCGCTGCTGCTGATATGCATAATGCTGATAGTTTTCGTTACTACTTGGGGAATAATCCGAGGATTTCTAGGAAGCTGAGGGGACGACCAAAGATCTCAATACTGGAAAGCTGGAGCGCTCCAAGCGCAATCAACGCAGAAGCAAGAGCCAAGAACACGGAAATAACGGAAATTACAACCGGGATAAGCCGGTAACGCCGATCTCGCCGGGATTCCTCAAAAGCAGCCTGCGAGCGGGTATCGAGGGAAACGGGGTCGTTATCATCGAACGTGCAGCGGGCATCGAGATTGAGATCGTCAAGCTCATCTTGCAGGGCGCTGTAATCTTCAAGGTGAAATTCTTTGAGGATTCTCTTGAGCGTCCACTTGTTATCAATTTTTGTACAGATATCGTATTGCCTATTTGTCATAAAAACACCACCCGCCAACATCTTACCACGTGGGCGGGGACCGAACAAGGGTAAAAAGCGTAAGACTGTAAAATCTGGAAAAACTAACGCCGAAAGGAGGCTGAACCATGAGAAAGCCGTATGACCCGATCGCGGACGAAGAGCCGCACATCGTGGCCGAGTATCATTTTCCAAACTGCACGGCGTATATCGCGGACAACTACCTGCGCCGCCTGACGCCGGAGCAGAAGGAGGCCAACCGGCAGGCTGCCCGCCGCGTGGCGTGGCAGATCCTCGAGCGGGCCGCAGCCGAAGGGCGTCTGCCCGCGGCCAGCAATTAAACGCGCCGCAAGGCGCGTACATAGGAGGGAGCCCCGTGGATGATTTTTTGAAGTTTTTCGCAAAGAAGGTGCTGACCTACCCCATGCACCTTGAAGTCAGCTATAGCAAGGTGACGGACTGGGGCGTCCGGGTGTGGCGGAGGGGAACCGCCTACGACGGGGACGACGAAGAACTCGTCAACGTCCAGGGCTGCGACGCGGAACTGTGTTTTGCAATCGCGCAGATGCAGTTGAAAAACTGGCTGCTGGAACACGAAGGGGGATACTGAGCCATGGCGAACGTCAAGAGCTACACCCTGACGCTGGATGCGCAGGAGCTGCATGATCTGATCGAAGCGGCGATGGTGTGTGAGTGCCAGGCGGCGCAGATCATAAACGGGCTGAAGCGAAAAGGGCTGGACCTGGACGCGCAGAAGCTCGTTACACAAAACGCCCGTCTGGCGCGTCTCGTCAGGCGGATGCAGGAGGCGAAGGAGGATAAGCGGAATGCGGAAACTGATTCTCAGCGGAGACGATTGGCTTGAGCTGAAGCACACGCTGGAGCTGTTTGCGATCTTGACAAACAACGCGGCGAATGAGCACGAGAACATGGCTGCACACGAGCGAGCGGCGGAATTGTCTGAAAGGCATGCAAACCTCGCAAAACGCAACAGGGAAAGGGCGGAGTACTACAAGCGGCTTATGGCGCTGGTAGAATCGGCAGAACGCCTGCCGGAGACGAAGGAGGACGCAGAATGAGAACTAACCTTGCGGAGCGGCTCGGGTTTGAGCCGGAGGAAGAGACCAGGGAGCGGCAGGAGCGACTGCTGGAGGAGCTGCGGTACCGGGAGGCCATGCGGCGGGTGGCAAAAACCTGCTGCGTGTGGCTGGGCGGCGCGGCCTTTGTGCTGGCGGTGATCGCCGGGTATGCGGAGATGGCCGACGCATGCATCGCGACCGGCGCGATCGCGCTGGGCCTGACGACTTACGGGATCCTGTGAAGCCGGTGAAGGACGAGCCAAAGATCCCGGTAGAGCTCCGGCCGGATCAGCTGGCCGACATTATCGACGCCGTCCTGGCTTTTGCCGATGACTGCGCTAATGACAGGGAGATCCTGCAGAGCATGCCGCGCGTCGACCGGGACACGGTCGAAGACCTGCTGCAGCGCGAGACGGCGCTGCAAACGCTCGCGGCATGGCTGCAGCACGTGCAGGAGGAATCAGAGTGAATTATTTTGCGCCGCGCATGCGGCCCATCCCGCCGCCCTGCGGCCGGAACTGCCCGGACCGAAGCGGCACATGCCGCGCCGGGTGCTGCACCTGGACGCTCTACGAGAGCATCCGGAACCACATCTACGATGTAAACCACCGAGACAGGGACAGCCTGCAGCCCGATCTTGCAGCGGGAAAGCAGATGGTCCATGCCGAAAACCAGATAAGGAGGCGCAAACACATTGCGAAATAGCATCGACTACCCCGGCGAGCGGGCGCCGCGGCGCCCCGCCGTGATCGCACAGGCCGGATACACCGGCCAGAACCACTTTTCCGTTACATATGGAGACCAGAAAGTGATCGTCCGCGCCGAGGATGGCTATGCGGCCCTTTTCACCGCAGCCAAACACTGGGGCTATAAATTTACCCGCCCGGAGTACCATCAGAACGCCCGCGCGACCAAGCTCCACTACACGCCGGACACCGGGGAGGGAGGACGGCAATGGACTTAGAGCAAACCGCGATTGAGCGGCTGAAGATGGCCTCGGATATGAGCCTGCGCCTGTACAAGCAGCCGCTGGTGGTCACGTATTCCGGGGGGAAGGACTCGGACGTGCTGCTGCATCTGGCGGAGGCAAGCGGGATCCCGTTTGAGGGCCTACATAGTCTCACAACGGCGGACGCACCGGAAACCGTATGGCATGTGCGGGATACCTTCCGCCGATTGGAGCTGGCTGGCGTAAAATGCGACATCGATACGCACCGGACGCCGGACGGCGGGAATGTGACGATGTGGAATTTGATTCCGCGCAAACTCATACCGCCGACACGGCTGAAGCGGTACTGCTGCGCGGCGCTCAAAGAGACCAGCGGCCGCGGGAGGTGGATCGCGACCGGCGTCAGGTGGGCCGAATCGCAAAAGCGAAAGTCCCGCGGCGTCATGGAGGCCCTGCACAGAGACAAATCCAAGCGGCTGACTCTGATGAATGACAACGACGAAAGCCGCATGCTGATGGAAAACTGCCAGCTCAAGGGGACCCGGACAGTCAACCCGATCATTGACTGGCAGAATGCTGACATCTTGGATTACTGCACGGCAGAAAAGATCTCGATGAATCCGCTTTACGCCTGCGGTTTTGAACGCGTGGGTTGTATCGGCTGCCCGATGGCAGGCAAGCACCGGAAGGTGCAGTTTGCACGCTATCCAAAGATTAAGGCCGCATATGTCCGGGCGTTTGACAGGATGCTTGCAGAACGGCAGACGCGGGGGCTGCCCTGCGACTGGCAGACGGGCGAAGACGTCCTGCACTGGAGCCTGGAGGACGGCGTGCTGCCGGGCCAGATGATTTTCGATGGAATGGAGGATATATGACATACGAGGAAATTATACAGGCGCTGCGGCAATGCACCAAAAGGGACTGCTCAAGTTGTGGGATGTGCCCGATTTTCCCAGATAGGGAGTGCGTCGAGCATTTAGCCGCCGCGGCCGCCAGTCTGATTGAGCGCCTGACCGCAGAGAACGCAGCGCTGCGGGAGAAGCAGCCCCGATGATGTATACAACAATCCGGTAGACTGCGCAGTTGCCCACTGGCTGCCGCTGCAGGAAGCGCCGGAGGAAGGAGAAAAGGCATGAGTAAAGCTGTTTTGATCAGCATCCGCCCTGAGTGGGCTCGGAAGATCCTGAACGGGAGTAAAACGGTCGAAATCCGCAAGACCGCGCCGAAGTGCGGTGTGCCGTTTAAGTGCTATATCTACTGTACCGCAGGCGGAAAGGGGGCGCTCATGGTGAAAGCCAACGCAGGGGCGCCGGCTATTACGGCGGAATCGGCCTATGAGCGCGAACAGGCGGAGGCGTTTGGATATGAGGCCGCCAACGGGAAAGTCGTTGCGGAGTTTACTTGCAATAAGATCGGCACGGTCTACCCGCTTTGCATGATCCCCAAATGGGCGACGGTGGATGCCTGCCTCACCCGCGAGGACATATACAAGTATCTGGGCACGGAGCACGGATACGGCATGCAGATCGATGATCTTAAAATTTACGATACCCCGCGCGAGCTGGGCGAGTTTACTGGACTGCGGACAACAAAAGACGGCTTTGAGCTAAGTTTGATCACCCGCCCGCCGCAGAGCTGGCGGTATGTGGAGGAAGAGACATGGAACGACTGACAAGTCCTAATATCAACGTAGACCCGGATACCGACCGATTTCTGCACGCCGCGATCGGCGGCAAGGAAATCGACTGGAAGCAGAGCCGGGACAGCACGCTCAACGTGCTGATCAACGGCCCAACGAGCAACGGCTTTGGCAAGGATATTTTCCGCAAGATGGCCCGCGATCTGTACGGACGGCTGAAAGCCTACGAGGACACGGGGCTTGAACCGGAAGCAGTGGAAACGGTTAAGCTTGCGCTAACCGCAAAGCACATGGTTGATCTCGAAACGCTCAACAATACGCCAATCAGCAGGCTCGTAGAGCTTGCCGAGGCCGACAAGGACGGGCGCGTGGTCGTGCTGCCGTGCAATGGATATTCGGACATTGAGATCGTTAGAAACGGGATTTCGTACAAACCGGCTCACTGGGATATCCATCTGACGACGTTCGCACATGGCCAGAATACGCCAAGCGGGCTGAAAGTGGGGCTTTTTGACATTGGAGAGGTCGAGCGGGCGATGCAGGAAATGGAGGGCAAGAAGGATGGCAAAACGTAAAAACATGATGGATATGATGGACATGACGCCGGTCTGCGAGCGGTGTGGGAAGGTCGCGCCGGTGGACGAAAAGCTATCGACTCCGAACTGGACAGTTTACCGGACAAAAGAGCCGTGCGAATGCGGCGGGAAATACACGGCGCGTGCGTTTTTGGACGACCGCGTGCTTTCCTCGTGCGATAAGGAGGCCGACCATGCCTGACGAATACATCAGCCGCGAGGCGGCGCTATTTGCGTTACGGAAAGCAGAACGCGGTGGAAGCATGACGGCACTAACACGGTTGGAACGCGCACATGCCGAAATTCGGGAAATGCCCGCCGCCGACGTTGCGGAGGTGGTGCACGCAAGATGGAAACGGGTACGTTCAAACTGGTATTGCACAGGCTGCAATAAGGGCTACAGAATCACGAAAGGTGCGCCAATGGCGAGCAGTTTCTCATACTGCCCCAACTGCGAGGCGAAGATGGACGGTGCAGCCGAATGAGCGGACTGCGGTTTGAATCCATGGCGGACATGCCGCCGAGGATGCGGGAGCTTTATGCACGGCAGCAGCTGCCGGGGGCTGCCGCGGCGCCGAAGAAGGCCTCGAAGTATCACAGCGCGCCCGCCGAGCGCGGAGAGCTGCGCTTCGACAGCCAGAAGGAGGCGCGGCGGTATGACGAGCTGATGGTGATGCTCCGGGCTGGCATTATCTCCGATCTGCGCTTGCAACCGCAGTTCACCTTGCAGGAGAGCTACGTCACCGAGACTGGCGAGCGCATCCGCGCAGTGCGGTACACGGCGGACTTTTCGTACAAATTCGGCGGCAAGCTCGTCGTCGAAGATGTGAAGTCCAAGCCGACGCGGACAAAGGAGTATCTGCGCAACCGCAAATTCATGCGGTCAAAATATGGAATCGACATACAGGAGATTTAAACATGCCGGAAGAAAAAAACGAGAGCAGCCCGCGCGAGGCATGCGGGCTGCCGAAGCAGGGCAATGCCTGTCCGTATGCAAAGCTCGCGCCGGATCTTTGCGCGCGGTGCGGCTGGAACCCGGAGGAGCACGCGCGGCGGCAGGCGCTGCCGCTGACCGAGAACGCCGACGGGCTGCGGCACAAGGATATCAGCCAGCCCGAGGATTGATGTCAGCAATCAGCCGGGGAACCATATTTTTTCGGACTTATGCCGCGGCCGCTCCGCCATGAGACGGCTGCGGGAGGATCACCCAGGCTTTGCACCCGGCCCGCGACACCTCAAGCCCGCGGGCCGGGGATAAAAAGCGCGTGTGGAACGTGCGCGCGGATGGGAACCATCAACGTTACCCCACGCCGGGTGTCGGGATCGCCTGGCGGCATCGTGTTACCTCCTTATGGAAAGCTGCCTGAGCAGACAAGGGCAGCTCGTCTGCGGCGACAGGGGGACGCGCAGGCGCAGGCGGTGTGAGTCCGCCCTGCATAGGGGCCGGGAGACCGGCCCCTGACGAAAGGAGAATGGAAATGTCACACGTAGTCGACCTGACGGACATGGACTTTGGATATTTGCATGTAATCGAGCGGGATACCAGCAAAAAAGGAGACACGGCACACTGGATCTGCCGGTGTAAATGCGGGACCATATGCAGCAAGGACGGAAAATACCTCCGGAACGGACATGCAAAAAGCTGCGGCTGCTTCCGGAAAGAACGCGCGGCCACGCTCGTCACCAAGAAGGATCCAGCCAAAAAGCCAAAAGCCGAACCGAAGAAGAAAAAAATCGGCCGCGGCCCGCAGCGGGCAGGCTCCGGGATCTGCTACAACCCACTCTGCCCGACGCGCAACAACTACCGCGGCGCCTGGAGCTGCACCGAGTGCCGCTTCTGCCCGGAACGCAAATTCACCCGCCAGTCGAGGCGGGAGATCATTACAATTTGAAGGGAGTATCAAAATGGCAGGGATCATGGATATGTTTTCGGTCGAGCTGGATGAGTTTGTAAAGGACTATGACGATCTGCACTGGGACGTCAGTTTTCGCGGAGAGGAATACCCGCCGCGGATCGTGATGGAGCAGGCGACGCCGCCGCTCTACAAGATCGAGGATGACGGCTCGAAGACGCTGGAACCGAACCCGACCATCCAGATCATCGGCAGGCCAGACACAGAGGTCGTCACGACCGGAAAGCTGAAGATCAGCAAAAAGGACGTCACCAAACTGACCAACCGCGCCGCCGCTCTGCTGGAGCTGTTCCTGCACGGGTTTATGCAGGAGCGCAAGGAAATGGAGGCGGCGCAGGAATGAGTAAGAAAGACAAGAAGCGCCGGGAAGCGCTGAGGCTTGGCAAAAAGGACATGAGCTTTGCGGAGATCATGCAGGCAATAGAGGCGTGCAGGGCGGACGACTGCGACAAGTGCCTGCTGAACGGCGGCCCCATCGCAGGATGGTTCCCGGAGGATGTGCCGGACTGCTATACCGTGCTGCTTAAAAATGCCGGGGAGAAGCTGCTGGAATACTACCAGAAGATCCGGGAAAACGACGCGGCGGAAGAAAATCAGAGAAGAACAGAAGAAAATATCAAAAAACGAGGAAGCAAGAGCGAGGGAGTCTTGGACTCGTGCCCCGTTTGCCCGGTATGCGACTATGTCTTTGACGAATTCAGCGTGAGCGACGATGCAAGACGGCACATCTTTCCATTTGGCGCAGAAGACACCCTTGACTTTGGACTCGAAGAACGAATCGTCAGACCACAAAAATGCCCGCAATGCGGCATGAAAATCGCTGGGATTAGGTGGACGGAGCCCAAGTTTGTTGGGAACCGCAAGGAATTCTCGTTCAGCCGTCCGCCGGAAGACGTGGAGGAAAAAAGAAAATGATTTTGCTGGAATGCACAGTCGCGCTGCGTGACGGCGATCGGAAAAAGCTTCAGGAGCAGCTTGCGGCGGAGATCGGGCAGCCAGTCGTTCTTCTGCCGAGCGGCGTATCGCGGGCGAAAGAGCGGAATATCCTGTTCCTTTGCGACAGAAAGGCTTGCGAGAAATGCATCTATCCAACGTGCAGGCATACACAGGAGCTGGAACACGCCAGAAATTTTGCACCAGCAGGATTTACGAAGCGCACGGACGGCGTGTGGGTAGAGCAGGAGGGCGCAACGATGGAAGGGAAGATCGACCAGGACAAACTTGAAAAGAGGCTGGTTGAAGCAATGAGGGAGGCGATGGGGCTTGAAGGAGAAAAACGAAGTCCGCATGGTCTGGCGCTGGGATGATATCTTCCGTGTCTACCGATGCCCATACTGCGGCCGCCCGGAGAAACCGTGCTTCGAGCTCTGGAAAAAAGGCGGTTTGAAAAAGAGCCTGCCGAGCCGCTGCACATACTGCAAAGGAGAATTGGAAGGAGTGGAAGGAGAAGAAAATGATCATTGAGATTTTGGAGCTTGCTGCTGCGCTGGAGTGGATCGCGCTGGGCGTGCTGGTGTTTTTCAAACTGCGGAGCCTGAAACGTCAGGCAGAAGTAGTGCTCGAGACACTGGACGCCGCAGCCTGGAAAAGCATCAAACAAGAAGAGGAGGTCTGGCGCAAGAACACCCCGAACGAGATTAGGGCAGCGTTCGGCTTTCCGCCGATAACGCCAACAGAATACACAGAAATGAAAATACGCGAGGAAACTGACCGCTGAACGCATGGCCGGAATTTCCGGCCACGCTTTGAGCGGGCAGAGATGGGAGGAGCTGAGACTATGGTGAAGAGACACAAGCGCCGGAAATTTTCCGGGAGGGTCTGCGAGCAGATCGTGTACACGGTGGCGGGCGGCGCGGATCCGAAGACCAGCCGGCCGAAGAAGCCTCGGTTCCAGTCGCAGGAAGAACGCGAGGAATTCAACACCAGGATCTCGGCTGCAAAGTTCGTGGCGCTGGTCAACGCCAACTTCTCCCCGTCGAGCTATTACTCCACACTCACGCTCGACCCAGAGCATGAGGTACATACCGCGCAGGAGATGCGCAGGATCCGGGATAAGTTCTACCGCCGCATGGGCTACCGGTATCCGGAGGCCAAGATCGTCATCGTCTACGGCCGGGGCAAATCGACCAACCGCTTCCACCTGCACCTGATCACGGACGGAATTCCTGCCGATGAGCTCGGCAGGCTCTGGGGCCTCGGCAGCGTCATCGACTGCAAGCCACTGCGAAAGCACAATTACTATCTGGATGAGAACGGAAATAAGGTCGACCACGGGCAGGACTACACGGCGCTGGCCAACTACCTGCACGGCCACTGGCGCAAGGAGTTCGGCGGCCACCGGTACAAGGCCAGCCGCAGCTGCGTCCGGCCGGAGCCGGAGCCCGCGACCGAGGCGGTCCGGGACTACAGCCCGACGCGCCCGCCAGTCGCCCCGCGCGGCTACATCCTCGTCGAGTCCAGAGCCACGCAGTATGGATTTCTATATTTCAAATATGTATGGGATCCCAGAAACGAAACACACAAGCGGACCGGGAGCCGCCTTCTTTAAGCCTTGTAAATGTGTTGAGTTTTGCGACGAAGAAGGAAGGAGCTGAACAGATGTCGAAACCGAGATACTGGTGGTACGGGAATGTCTGCCGCACCATCGGCGAATACCCGAAACTGAGCCGACAGGTTCGGGATATGAGCCGGCAGAAGATCACGCCGGGCTATTCCTCACAGCCAGGCGGGCAATCCTCCGGCCGCGCCGTCGAGGACATTGCGGTGCGCGTCCTGTCCTCACGGGAGTACGAGGACTACACGGCGATCCAGTCCGCCATCAACACCGTGCAGACCTGGCGGGACGGCGGCGATGTGCTGGAGATCGTGCGCCTGCATACATGGATCTGGCCGCGCGAGAGCCTGGAGTCCGCTGCCCGGCGGGTGCATGTGAGCACGTCGACGGCTAAGCGCATGTACAGCCGCTTTGTCTACGAGGCAGCGCGGGCAATGGGCTACCGTAAAAGTTGAGCTAACAGAGCCTAAAATCTGTGCTACAGTGATAGCGTGAAGAATTGGAGGGAACAGGATGCAGCCATGGGCCGCACGCTTTTACGCGTCCGGGCGCTGGAAGAAATGCCGCGCCGGGTATATCAAGTTCCGCCGGACCATCGATGGCGGGCTGTGCGAAGAGTGCCGGGACAAGCCGGGCTACATCGTCCACCACAAGCGGGCGCTGACACCGGACAACATCACCGACCCGGACGTCAGCCTGTCCTACTCCAACCTCGAGTTCGTCTGTAAGAACTGCCATGATCAGTTTGACGGTCACGGCGTCGCAAGATCTCTGACGCAAAAAATTTTCTTCGACGCCGCCGGAGACCCGATCCCCCCCGTCGCGCGAGGCCGGGGCGCCGGCTAGATCACCGCACGCCCTACCTCGGAAGAATACGCAGGCCGTTCGCGAGGCCCCCCTACAATAGCGCGGCGATAAGTAATCTACGCGCACGCGCGGACAGACGGCAAAAATCACGCGAAAAGGAGGCGGTTTTTGTGGCGAACAGGCAGGAAAAGACAAAGGAACAGCGTATCCGCGCAGAAAAGACCAGACTCCGGAGGATCTACAAGCTTCTGCCGAAGGAAGCGGCAGGGACTGTCGCGGGGCTCATCGATCAGGCGGCCTTCATGCGCATTGAGTGCGAGGACATGGCCGACGATCTGCGGGAAAACGGCTGGACGGAGCTTTTTCGCCAGTCCGAACGTCTCGACCCGTATGAGCGGGCGCGCCCAATCGGGCAGGCGTACAACTCCACGAACGCAAATTACCAGAAGATCATCAAGCAGCTGACGGCGCTGCTGCCGAAGCCGGACACCGCGCCAAAGCAGGAGGACGACGGCTTTGCAAGCTTTGTCCGGGAGCGTGACGAGGAATGAAACTCACGCGCTACCCGGAGACCTACAACCCCATCCTCGAATACTGGCAGGCTATCCAGGGCGGCCGCGAGGTCGTCAGCCTGAAAGTCCAGAAGACCTACCGGCACGTTGTAGAGCAGCTGAAAAACACGGATTCCGAGTTTTATTATTCCCCGCGCCGGGCAAACCACGTCCTCGAATTTTTTGAAAACTACTGCCACCACTCCAAGGGAAAGGCGGGCGGCCAGCTCGTCAAGCTGGAGCTCTGGGAAAAGGCGCTGCTGGCGACTGTCTTCGGGTTTATCGACATCGAGGGAAACCGGCAATACCGCGAAGCGATCCTCATTGTCGGCAAGAAAAACGGCAAGTCGCTGCTGGCCTCCGGCGTCGGCTTGTATTTACAGCTGGCGGATGGCGAAGCGGGGCCGGAGGTCTATGCCGTTGCGACCAAGCGCGACCAGGCGAAGATCATCTGGCAGGAAGCCAAGCGCATGGTGCAGAAATCTCCGGCGCTGCGCAAGCGGACGCGCTGCCTGGTCGGCGAGGTGGACAGCGATTACAACGACGGCGTATTCAAGCCGCTGTCCTCGGACAGCGACACGCTCGACGGCCTGAATATCCATGGGGCCATGATGGACGAGCTCCATCAGTGGAAAAACGGCAGACCGCTGTACGACATCGTTGCCGACGGCGATCAGGCCCGCGCGCAGCCGCTGCGATTTATCACCTCCACCGCCGGCACCATTCGAGAAGACATCTACGACGAAAAATACGAAGAGGCCGAGCGCATCATCAACGGCTACGAAGATCCGGACGGGTACCACGACCCGCGCCGGATCGCGTTTATTTACGAGCTCGACAAGCGCAGCGAGTGGACGGACCCGGACTGCTGGAAAAAGGCAAATCCGGGCCTCGGGACGATCAAGAGCTACACGGCGCTGAAAGAGCGGGTCGAGCGGGCGGAGAAAAACCCGGCGCTCGTGCGGAACCTCGTCTGCAAGGATTTCAACATCCGCGAGACCTCCAGCGAAGCCTGGCTCAACTTCGAGCAGCTCGACAACCGCGACACCTTCCAGCTCGACAGGGAAAACCGCCGCCTGATCTGGCAGCATTACATGGCGGACGGCAAGACGCAGGAGCGCGTGCTTTCCTACCCGCGATACGGCATCGGCGGCGCGGACCTCTCCAAAACCACTGACCTGACGGCGGCAAAGGTGCTGTTCCAAGTGCCGGAGCTGCCGGAGATCCTGTTTGTGCTGCAGATGTACTGGCTGCCGCAGGACCTTTTGGAAAAGCGCGTCACGGAGGACAAGATCCCATACGACAAGTGGCATGAGCGCGGGCTGCTCCGGCTGTCCGAGGGGAATAAGATCCGCTATGAGGACGTCAAAGCATGGTTCATCGAGGTACAGGAAGACCTCGATATTTTTATCCCATTTATCGGGTATGATGCGTGGTCTGCGTCTTATTGGGTGGACAGCATGGCGGACTATTTCGGGACCGAGGCCATGATCGCCGTGCATCAGGGTGTCAAGACCCTGTCCGAGCCCATGAAGCGCTGCGGGAACGACCTGGAATCCAAGCGCATTATTTACAACAACCACCCGATCGACAAGTGGAACCTCGCAAACACCGCCTATGACGAGGACAAAAACGGCAACATCCAGCCGCACAAAACGAGCAAGTCCACGCGCCGCATCGACGGCACGGCGGCCCTGCTCGACGCCTACACGATCTATGATCAGAAGCAGGCGGAATACACCAGTATGCTCTAGGAGTGAGACAATGGGATTTTTTAAAAACCTCCTGACGAATATCACGACCACCAAGCGCGTCTCGACCGTCCAGATGGTGCAGGAGCGCGGGAATGGCTTTTACAGCTACAACGGCAAAATGTATCAGTCCGATATCGTTCGCGCCTGCATCCGGCCCAAGATTAAGGCCATCGGCAAGCTGACGGCAAAGCACATCCGGGAGACCATCATCGCCCAGACGCGGAAGATCGCCGTCAACCCGGAGCCGTACATCCGCTTCCTACTCGAAGAGCCGAACCAATACATGACCGGCCAGATGCTGCAGGAAAAGCTGGCCGCACAGCTGGTGCTCAACAACAACGCCTTCGCGGTCATTCTCCGGGATGAAAACGGCCTGCCGAACGCCATTTTCCCGGTCGCGGCCATGCAGGCCGACGCCGTATACGACGCGGGCGGCAACCTGTACCTGAAATTTTACATGCAGAACGGCAATGTGCTGACGTTCGCCTATGACGACATCATCCACCTGCGCGGGGATTTCTACGAGAACGACATCTTCGGCGACCCCATTGCTCCGGCCATTGTGCCGCTGATGGAGATCGTCACCACGACGGATCAGGGCATCGTCAAGGCCATCCGGAATAGCGCCGTCATCCGCTGGCTTTTGATGTTCGCATCCTCCATGCGCTCGGAGGATATCAAGAAGCGCGCGCAGGACTTTGCCGACAGTTTCCTCAATGTTTCCAACGGAACGGGCGTCGCGGCCGTCGACGCAAAGGCCGAGGCCAAGCAGATCGACCCCAAGGACTACGTCCCGAACGCCGCACAGATGGATAAGACCACGCAGCGCATCTATGCCCTGTTTAATACCAACCCGCACATCGTCACGTCCATTGCGACGGAGGATGAGCAGAACGCCTATTTTGACGCCGAGATCGAGCCGGTTTTGAAGCAGCTGAGCGGCGAGTACACCCGCAAGCTCTTTTCCAGGCGCGAGCGCGGCTGCGGCAACCGCATCGTCTTTGAGGCGTCCGCGTGGGACTTCGCCTCGACCTCGACCAAGCTCAACCTCCTGCAGATGGTCGACCGAGGCGCGCTGACGCCGAATGAATGGCGGCGTGCGTTCAATCTTGCGCCGGTCGACGGCGGTGACAAGCCGATCCGCAGGCTGGATACGCAGCCGGTCGACCGGAACACCACGCAGAAAGGAGATGAAACCGCATGAAGATCAGCATTCGCGGGCCCATCGTGTCCAGCAACCAGCACCGCTTTTATCAGTGGTACGGCATGGAGGCGACGAGCCCTAAATCCGTAGCCGACGCGCTTGCCAAGGGAAACGGTGAGCGGGCAGAGGTCGAGATCAATTCCGGCGGCGGCGAGATCTTCGCCGCGAGCGAGATCTACACCGCCCTGCGCAATTACGCGGGCGGCGTCCACATCCGAATCGTCGGCCTCGCGGCCTCGGCCGCGTCCATCATCGCCATGGCGGGCGAGTCGGAGATGACGCCGACCGGCATGATGATGATCCACAACGTCCAGTCCAGCGCCGACGGCGATTACCGTCAGATGGAGCACACCGCGGGCGTCCTGCGCGAAGCTAACCACGCCATCATCTCGGCCTACATTGCCAAGACCGGAAAGACAGAGCAGGAGATCGCCGCCATGATGGACGCCGAGACGTGGGTCACGGCAGATCGGGCCGTCGAGCTCGGCCTCGTCGACCGCGTGATGCAGCCGGATACCGGCCAGAAGCCGCTGGCAGCGGATTTTTATTCCGGCATGCTCAGCGAAGACGCGCTCCGGCGCGCGGAAAACTTTTTAAAAGGTCAGGCCGCAGAGCCTGATTTTTTTATGCCCGAACGGGCGCAGGCAGAAGCAAAACTGAAATTTTTAAAACTCAAAGGAGAATTGAAATGACAAAGGAAATTTACAACATCCAGCGCCAGAAGCTTATGGACGACGCCCAGAAGCTGCTGGACGAAAGCAAGACCGCAGAGGCACAGGCCAAGATGAAAGAAATCGAGGCCCTCGACGCCAAGTTTGAGGAGGAAGCCAAGATCCAGGCGAACCTCAACGCGCTTGCAGGGCAGAAGGTTGCGGCACCGGCTGCGGCGGCACAGTCCGTCGACCTGTCCGGCACGGCAAAGACTCCGGACGTGCTCGACCGGTACGACACCGACGAGTACAAGCGGGCCTTCATGAACTACGTCCTGACCGGCAAGAAGATCCCGGCAGAGCTGACCAACGTGGACGCAAACACCAAGACCTCCGACGTTGGCGCGGCCATCCCGACCACGACGCTGCAGAAGATCTACGAGAAGATCGAAGCGACCGGCATGATCCTGCCGCGCGTGACGCACACGTCCTACAAGGGCGGCGTGACCGTCCCGACCAGCTCGGCCAAGCCGACGGCCTCCTGGGTTGCCGAGGGCACAGGCTCCGACAAGCAGAAGAAGGCGATCGGCTCCATCACGTTTGCCTACCACAAACTGCGCTGCGCGATCTCCATGTCGCTCGAGGTATCCATCGTGACCTACCCGATGTTTGAATCGCAGTTTGTCGCCAACGTGGCAGAGGCCATGGTCAAGGCCGAGGAGCAGTCCATCATCAGCGGCTCCGGCTCCGGCCAGCCGAAGGGTATTACCAAGGAAACCGCGCCGACCGGGCAGAACATCGACATCGCCGCCGCGACGACCGCGCTGGCATACGCCGATCTGGTCAAGGCAGAGGCCGCGCTGCCGCAGGCTTACGACGCGGACGCCGTCTGGTGCATGTCGAAGAAGACTTTCTTCGAGCAGATCGTCGGCATGGTGGACGACAAGAAGCAGCCCGTCGCCCGCGTCAACTATGGACTCAGTGGCAAGCCGGTCTACTCGCTCTTTGGCCGCGAGGTCGTCCTTGTCGGCGACTATCTGCCGTCCTTCACCGCAAGCGTGACCGCAGACACGATTTTTGCCTTTATCTTCGATTTCAAGGACTACCTATGGAACGAAAACCTTGGCATGACCTTCCGCCACTACACCGACAACGAGACCGACGATGAAGTGACCGTCGCGCTGGCGCTTGTCGACGGCAAGGTAGTCGACAAGAACAGCCTCGTCACGCTGACCAAGAAGAAAGCCTGACGGAGCGCGGCCAACAGGGAGGGATGACAATTGGCTTTGATCAACGTTGCAAAAACCGCCCTGCGGCTGACCACAAACGCCCTTGACGACGAGCTCGCCGACGAGGTAGACGCCTGCCTTCTGCGCCTGCATCTGGCAGGCGCGGATGGCGCGGAGGAAGACCCGCTTGTAAAGGACGCAGTCCGCGCCTACGTCCGCTGGCAGCATGATTTCTGCGGCCGGGGCGAGGAATGGAAGATCTGCTTTGCAGATATCCGCGACGCTATGGGGCTGTCCGACGATTACAGGGCAGTCCAAGCCAGCGGCGGAGCAGGAGGTGCTTGCTGTGATCTTTGACACCCAGATCACGCTGCGCCTGCTGTCCTACCCCATCGTGAGCGGGCAGACCACCGAAAAGCTCGAACGCGAGACAACCGTCTGGGCCGCTCGCAAGTCCGTAAACCGCGCCGAGTATTATCAGGCCGCGCAAGCCGGCAAGCGCACGGACGCAATTTTCCGCATGCACAGCGCGGAGTACGGCGGCGAGCAGCAGCTCGTCTGCGGCTCCGACGTCTTTGACGTCGTCCGCAGCTATGGCGCGGAGACGGAAGAGGTAGAGCTGACCTGCAAACGGAGGGACGGCGCATGATGATCTATGAGGCGCTATCAAGCCTGGGCGTCCCGGTCTGCCACCCGCCATACAAGGGCGGAGAAGAAACCTACATCACCTATCAGTTGCTCGGACAGTCCGGCCAGATCTACGCCGAGGGCGGCGAGGCCGAGACCGGCGTGCAGTACGCCGTTTCCATCTTTGCCGAGGGATTTGCCGCCGATCTGCTACAGCGCACGAAAGCCGCGCTGGAGGCCGCAGGCTACATTGCTACCGTCGACATGGAGACCTACGACAAGGAGACGGGCCGCACGCAGATCGCGCTCATCGCCGAGACGGAGGGCGCGGAGTATGGCTAAGATCTCGTTTTCGGGCACGGACGAGCTTATAGCAACGCTACAGAAGGCCAACGCGTTTGACGACGAAACACAGCAGGAGCTTTTATACGCCGCCGGGGATATCATCGTCGAGGAACTGCAAAAAATGGTAAAGGCGAGCGGGTTTCAGACCGAGGCATATGCATCCAGCGTGAAATACCGCAAAACCATCAAGCAGGACAAAAACGGAGATCCGTATATCACCATCACGGCAGTTGGCAAAAACGAGCACGGAACGCGCAGGGCGGCCGTGCTTTTTGTTTTGAATTACGGCCGCGCGAAGGAGTACGGGCAGATCACAGGAACTTATTTTTGGACAAAGGGTGTCCGAAGCGCGCAGAAGCGCGTGAACGCGGAACTCGAAAAAATCCTTACACAAAAGCTGAAAGAAAGGGGCCTATTGTAAATGCCTAGTTTTGACTTACGCGGCATCCGGGCGGGAAAGTATAAAAACACGTCCGGCACCGTGACCTACACAGAGCCGACCGACGTCGGCGACGCCATGAGCGCGCAGCTGGAACTCAAGTTCGCCGAGGGCCGCGTGTACGCGGAATCCAAGCTTGCCGAGTATATCAAGCTTGCCACCGGCGGCACGATCTCGCTGGCTGTAAAGTACATCAAAAGGGCCGCACAGGCCATGCTCTACGGCTGCACATCCGATACGAGCAAGGAAAATCTGAAATTCTCGGCAAAAGACATCGCGAACTATGTCGGCGTCGGCTTTTACGCGCCGGATAAGATCGACGGCGTGACCAAATACACCTGCGTCTGGGTGCCGAAAGCGCTGTTCGGGCCGCCCTCGATGGCCTACCAGACCAAGGGCGAGAACATCCAGTTCAACACGCCGACCACGACCGGCGAATTCCTCGCAGACGATTCCGCCGACGAGCTGCTGCTCGAGACCGAGACCGTCGACACCGCGGCGGAGGCCATTGCCTGGATCAAGGGAAAGTTGGGTGAGACGTGATGGAGGATATCAGAGTAAAAACGGCGGCATATACGCTGGACGGGCACACGTACACGATCCGGTGCAACATGAACGTGCTCGCGGACGTGCAGGAGGCCTACGGCGGCAACCTCACCAAGGCACTCAACACGGCGAGCGGGCTCAAGGGAATCCTTGCTTTTCTGGCAGCCATGCTCAACGATGCGGCGGACACGGAAAAACGCCCGGAACGCTTTACCGCGCGGGAGCTCGGCAGAACGCTGACGATCAACCAGACGCTGGAGGCCGGGAAGCTCATCATGCCGCTCATTCGCACGGCAGTCGTTGGAGACGAACCGGCGGAAGAAGCAGCCGAAGACGAAAAAAACTGACACAGCCGGGGGATGAGAAGCAGACGGGCTTTGATTTCCCCGGCTTTCTCGCAATCTGGCTCTTCCGGCTGCACCAGCCAGAAGAAGCCTTCTGGAAGAACATGAGCCCACGCAAGCTCGTGCTCCTGCTGCGCGAGCTGGAACCGAAAAAACAGCCGGGGCAGCCGCAAAGCTTGTCGGCTTACCTGAACGGAGGCACATAGAATGCCGAACATCAACACAAGATTTACGCTCTCGGGCGAGAAGGAATACAAAGAAGCGCTATCTCGGATCGGCAGCAGCATGCGCGTCTTGAACTCCGAAATGCGCAAGGTAGAGAGCGAATACATCAAAAACGCTGACAGTGTAGATGCTTTACGGGCGAAAAGCGACGTGTTTTCCAAAAAGATCGGAGAACAAAAGGAAAAAATCGAAATTACGCGCAAAGCACTCGAACAAGCGACAAAGGCGCAGGAGGCAGCAAACGAAAAATTCCAGAAAGCAAAGGACGTACTGGACGAGGGCAGCGACGAGTATAAACGTCTCGCGAAAGGCGTAGAGACAGCGACAAAGAAAGCACAAGGCTGGCAGATAAGCCTCAACAACGCCGAAGCTGAGCTGAACAAGATGAACGCCGAGCTGGAGGAGAACAACGCCAAGCTCGACAAGGCGGGCGCGAGCGGCTCGAAATTCCAGCAGGCGATGGAGAAGATCAAGGACTCCATCACAAAGGCGAAGGAGGAAGGAACAGGCGTAAAGAGCATCTTTGCCAACATCAAGGAATCCTTTGCAGACGGAAAGGGCGAAGCGGTCGGTCTTGGAGACGCGATCGGCGGCGCGGCGGATAAACTTGGAATTCAGCTTCCCGAGGGCGCCAGCAAGGCGCTGAACTCCCTCAACGGCATCAGCGCCGGAACGGCTGCGGCGGTTACCGGATTTGCGGCGGTCGCGGCTGCCACCGTCAAAACGGAGAAGGCGCTCATTGACATGACGAAGGAGGCGGCGGAGGGCGCGAAGGAAATCACGACCTTCGCCTCCATCACAGGGCAGAGCGCGCAGCAGGTGCAGCAGATGCAGTACGCATCCGAGAAGCTCGGCGTGTCGTACGATCGCGTGCGAGACTCGCTCAAAGAGATCACCAACAAAATGCAGGAGGCCGAAAACGGCTCCGAAGATACGGCAGCGGCCTTTAAAAAGCTGGGGGTAGATCTGCGAGACTCCGCAAGCGGCGAACTGCGTGACGCACAGGACGTTTTCTTGGATGTCATCGACGCGCTCGGAGAGGTCGGCAACCAGTCAGAACGCGACGCGATTGCTATGGACCTCATGTCGGAGAGCGCGCAGGAGCTGAACCCGATGATCGAAGCCGGGCGCGAAACGATTCAGCAGTACGCGCAGGCCGCGAGTGACATGGGCTTGGTGCTGGAGGAGGACGAGCTGAAGGCGCTGACGGACGTGCAAAGCGCGTTCTACGACCTCGAGCAGCAGCAGAAGGCGACAAAAAACCAGCTGGCGGCGGAGTTCGCGCCGTATCTTACCTCGTTCTACAGCGACATGGCGGAGGCAACGCGCGCGTTCGGGCAGACGCTGGAGGACAGCGGCATTGTGTCGGCGTTCGGGTCGCTGCTGCAATTTGTCGGAGAACTAATCGACCCGACAAGCGTGCTCGGGCAGACGACGCTTCCGATTCTGGAGGACGCGCTTGAGGGCGTGGCGCTGGTGCTGGCAGTCATCGCGGACACATTGCAGGCAATCGTAGGCGCGTTTGATGGGTTGGCGGACTGGATCGACACCGGAAGCACGCAGACGTGGAAGGAAGCTTTCAGCTTCAAAGCAACGAACGCCGTGATCAGCTCATGGGAATCGGGCGGATCCAGCACAACTTCTTCGAGCGGGCGCAGCGGCTTCGGCGGCGGGCGCAGCGGATCCGGGGGCGTGGTCAACAACTACTACAATCTGGATGTGTCCAAAGTGCGCAGCATGGCACAGGTGGTAGAGCTTGCCGAGAGCGCCCAGCAGTATAACCGGAAATACGGGAGGTAAGCATGGGCTATATCAACACACGGGCAGTAGAGCTGTACGCGAAGAACGCAACCTATACGGATGCAGCGTACCCGGATCTGCGTCATGCGGTGACGACGGGCGCGGACGTAAACGTAGCGGAGCCGGTAGAAAAAACATGGGCACTGATTCAGGGCAAAGTCCGGGAACACGCGGAAAAGATCACGTTTATGCAGTTCGACCCGAGCGATCTTGCAGCGCTGGCAAAGAAAGCGCTCTGGTTTTCGAATGACCTCGACGACTATATCAGCGTCGGGATGAATCAGGACTATGTATCGACGGTGGCCGGCGGCGGCACGATGGCGCTGCAAGCCTGCGCGGCGAGCTTTGATCTTTCAACCGTAACATACAACACGCAGCCCGCGCGGGCGTCGCTGGTGCAGTTCAGCGGCGTTTTTTATTTCGATCATTACGCGCCGCGCGGGATGTTTTCATGGGGCGAGCAGCCCTATACGACGGCAGAAAGTCTGCGGCAGACGCTGACAAACGGATTGGCGTGCGCATGGGTGGACATCGATCCGCTGCCGTCGGACAGCTCGACGCAGTACGGCGTGTTTCTGTCCGTCCTGCCCCGAAAAACCATTGTGCGCGTACACGTGGCGGATATCCAGCTGGAGGCGGAAAACCTGTCCCCGGCATACGGGGCGTATGTGCAGCCGGGCGTGGCGTGTGAAGTATCGTGGACGGTAAAGGATGCTCCGAATTACTTCACGCAGAAACCAGTACAGGCGGCATTTACAGTAGAATACTACACGCGGACAGGCGGCGTCGACTCCGCCGCAAAGACGCTGACGGGAACAACTGGGAAAACCGTGACGATCCCCGCCATTGATCTGGATGGGGTGGAAAATCTCATCTGGCGCGTGAAGATCACGTCGGATGATGGCATCGACGGCGCATGGAGCAGCTGGCAGAATTGCACTTGCGTCAACCAGTCGGGCAAGGCGACGGCTTTAAGCCCGGACGGGGCGAACATTACAGAGGGTGAGACGGTCGCCTTCTTATGGGAACACAGCTCAGTATCCGGGCGGGCGCAGGCGGGCGTACAGATCCAGATGAAGCCCGCAGGCGCAGAGGATTACACGGACGTTTATACCGGCTCGACCACGGCAAGGCGGGCGGCGGTTGTGCTGCCCGCAAGCGTGACGGGGACTGCGGGACAGGCGGCGTGGCGCGTAAGGACGCGCGACGATCTCGGCGCATGGTCACAGTGGTCTGACCCCTTGTATGTGTTCATCGTGGCGGCTGCGGCGGCTCCGGTCGTCTCCAGCATCAGCACGGGGACGGCGCTGCCGGTCATTACCTGGCAGAGCGCGAGCCAGACGGGCTATCAGGTGCGCGTGAAAGACGCGGCGGGAAACACGGTCTATGACTCGGGCGTTCTGCCGGGCTCGGAGCAGAGCCACAAGGTGACAGCGTATCTTCCAGACGGGAGCTACATCGCGGCGGTCACGGTCTGGAACGAATACGCCATTGAGAGCGCCGAGGGCACGAAGAGCTTTACCGTCGCGGCTCCCGCGCTAGCAGCCGCGCAGATCTGCGCAGGCGGCGTGAAGGGCGGCGTGCGGGTGCGCGTGACATACTGCCCGGCAGCGTCGCGCGTTGTGCTGCTGCGCGATGGCATTGCGGTTCTGGCAGGAATGCCGACGGACGCGGTTTTATACGACCGGGGCGCGGGGGCAGGGGCGCACGAATACAAGCTGCGGGCGGAGACGGCAGAGAGCTTTTCTGAGAGCGCGAGCTGCTGGGCAGCGCCCGAGATCGACTGCGCGATTCTTTCCGCGGCAGACGCGCCGGGAGAACAGATCAAGCTGCGCATCTGCCGGGACGCGCCGCCCGAACACAGCGACAGTTTATCTCTGGAGGTGACGCAGCGGGCGTTTCAGGGGAGGGCGCTGCCAGTCGCGGAGTTTACCGGGCGCAGGACGCACACGCACCGGCACACATTCAGCCTGCTGCAGGCAGAGGACTTAAAACAGCTGCTGGAACTGATTCTGGCAGAGAAGACACTTTTATACCGCGATGCGTTCGGCAGGCGGTATTTCTGCATCGCGGCGTCACTGCCGGTGAGCTATGACAGGTATTCCAGCGACTTTACCTTAGAGCTGGAAGAGGTCGACTACAAGGAGGGCGCGGTATGATTTCACTGGCGACAAACGGATATACCGCCGCGCAGGTGAAAAGGGCGCTTCACGCCGAGCGCGGGGCGCGGGAGGTATTTTATAGGTTTGAACGGCTGAACGCAGACAAAGTGCCGCTGGGGCTTCTGGACGCGGTGGACGGCTCGATCAGTCTGGACTACAACGCGGACATCATGCGCACGGGGCGCTTCACGATCCGGGACGATCCGCGCGTCGACTGGCAGGCGGAGCTGCTGCGGGTGTGGTTTTCGTGCATCATGCCGGACGGCGGCGAAGCGGCCTGGCCGCTGGGGCTTTTCTATATGCCGACGGCACCAAAGCGCGGGAGTGTTTACATTTACAGAGAGATCGAGGCATACGACACGACGACGATTCTCTGGGACGATCAAGTGAGGAGCCGGTACCGCATCGCGCGGGGGACGAAGTACACGCAGGCGCTGAGCGGGCTGTTTTCAAGCGTAGGCGTACATGACGCGATCATCGAGCCGTCGGAGTCGGTGACGCAGACGGCGCTGGAATGGGACGCAGGAACGCCGAAGGGCGAGATCGTACAGCAGCTTCTGACCGCCGACAACTACGAGCCGCTGATGGCGGACGCATGGGGCAGGTGGATGTGCCGCAAGTACAGAGATCCGCGGGCGAGAAGCGCAGAGTACAGCTACGAAGCGAATGAGCTGAGCGTGCTGCTGCCCGATCAGACAGTGGATGAGGATATATTCCGGATTCCGAATGTGTTTGTCGGCGTGGTATCACGCCCGGACAGACCCGCGATGAGCTTTTCATACGAGATCACAGACCCGAAAAGCCCTCTGGCGGCAGTGAACCGCGGCGGGCGGCACGTGACCGAGACGAAGATCTATGAAGACGCGGCTTCGGCTATCGCGCTGGAGGCGGAGGTACGCAGGCGGGCAGGACGCGCGACGAGCTATGTGTCGAGCCTGAAATTTCAGACTGCGCCCATGCCGCACCACGCGGCGGGCGATATTTTATGGCTGGACGCGGGAGACGTGCGCGGGAAGTATCAGGAAACAAAATGGACGCTCGACCTTCGCGCGGGCGGGCAGATGGCGCATGAGGCGCAGAAGGAGGGCATTTTATGATTCCGCAGGATCTGTTTCAGAAGGAAAAGCAGGAGCCGGTGAGGGCGCAGCTGGCGACCGTGACGCAGGTCACGGAGGACGGCGTGATGCTGCTCATCGACGGGGAGAACGACGCGGGGCAGACCGCGTGCCGGTATCTGTCGAGCTACAACCCGAAGCCGGGCGATAGGGTCTATTTTCAGCGCGTCGGCGGGGCGATGCTGGTGATGGGGAGCGTGATTTGAGATGGTGACGCACGAATTAACAGTATTTCCGGATGGGCGCGTGGACGGATGCTTCAGCGTGCGCAAGGGCGACTACAACAGCCATGCGCTGCATTTTGCGCTTACCGAGGGACTGACGGCGGCTGCGGCAAAGCTGCTGCTGTGGATGGCAGACGGGTCAACGCCGGTCGAGTATGACACGCGGACGAACCGAGGGACCTGCACGGGGAGCGACGTGCAGATCACACCGGAGTCATGGGGGCCGGTCGGCAGGGCAAGGCTCCAGCTGGTGCTGCTTGACGAGACAGGGAATGAGATCTGGCAGTGCAGACAGTTTGCAGTCCCCGTCGAGGACGGAGATCCGCAGGAGACGACGCCGGGGCCGGTCGATCTCAGCGAGGCGACAGCGCAGCCGGGCGACGTGCGGCAGGGCGTGATCTACTTCGGGCAGAGCGGGAAAGCCACTGGAACAAAGATCGAATCACAGATCGCCGTGTTTACAGATATCATCGACGCGGAGCAGATCACAGCGGCAATGGCGGGCTTGAATATCACAAACTGGAGCCTCGCGCGGATCTGCAAAGCGCAGGACGGCTGCCTTGCGGCGGGATTGGTGATCCTGCCGTTTGCGTACCCTGCCGCAACGGAGGACTATATGGGCACCAAAACGAAGCGGGAAAGCGGCGTCGACTATATCATCCTGACGCTTCGGTACGCGGTGGCAAGGACGGTTGATGTAGATGGGACGCAATGCGCATATTCGGTTTCGGCAGGGAAAAGGCTATCGAGCGTAAGCCTGGACGCAAGTGTACCGCATACGATGCAGCTGAAAAGCGGCGGCGCGGCGGTAGCGAGCTTTTTGATTTTGCCGTATCTGAGCGGAGAGCAATCCTGAAATAGACGAAAGAAGGGAACAACGGATGGAAAACAATATTCTGGCGAACATCAAGGCGTGGATCACGGCGGCGCTGGCGACCGTGACGGCGGTTCAGGAGGGCGGCGTGACGCTCCTGATCGACGGGGAGACGGAGGCGAGCCAGATGGTCTGCGCGTGCCTCGCCAGCTATACGCCGGCCGCGGGCGACCGCATGTTTTTTCAGCGCGTCGGCGGGGCGATGCTGGTGTTGGGCAAAATTTGATAAAAAACAGGAGAAGCAACATGGATTTGCAGCAGCTAAATGTGGCCGAGCAGGCCGTGAAAGCCGGCACGGCGGACAACCCCATCACATGGAAGCCCGATATGCCGCTGATCCAGAACGCCTACTACGCCTACAACGGCGAGATCAAGGTCTGGATGGGCGCGGCAGGCGCGACGGCAAAGTGGACGGATGCGGCCTTCGTGCCGATCTGATAAACGCAGAAGGGAGACACCATGGACACCAAGACCATCATCGTTACGCTCGTCTGCGCCGTGCTCGGCTCGTCCGCGCTGACGGCGGTCGTCAACGCCGTCGTCGGCGCGATACAGAAAAAGCGCGGCAAGGCCACAACGCAGGAGGCGCACCTTGCAGAGATCGACAAAAAGCTCGGGAAAATGCAGGAGCATCAGGATGAGCAATATCTCGCAATTCTCCGTCTGACCATCATGTCGGAGGAAATGCCAATGGCAGAGCGTCTGATTGCCGGAGAGAAGTATAAAAAGATGGGCGGGAACGGCGACGTGAAAAAGTTCCTGCACCAGCTGGAGGCGCAATGCGAACGCAATGGAGTTTAGCAAGAAGTGGCTGATCTGCAGCGCGCTCGTCAGCCTCGCACTCATTATCGCCTGCGCGGCAGGTGCAGACCTGACGGAGATCACGCTTGCGGTGCTGGCTGAAACGACGGCTTCCAGCGGGTTTTATCTCTGGAAGGCAAAAAACGAGAACCGCGCGAAGTACGCGCAGAAGTACATGGATAAATGGGCCGAGAAATACGGCCCGGAAGCGGCAGCACGCATCGCGGAGATCGTGCTGAAAGATTGAAAGGAGCATACATATGGACTACACGCAAATCATCTCGGCAGTGATCGCGCTCATCAGCGCGCTCGTCTCGGCATTCTTGATCCCGTGGCTCAAAACCAAGATCGACGCGGATAAGCTGCAAACGCTCCGCACTTATGTTGAGATCGGCGTAAAGGCGGCGGAGCAGCTGTACACCGCGACGGACGGCGCGGCGAAAAAGGCGTATGTTGTGAACTTCCTCGCCGAAAAGGGCATTCAATTTGATATGAAAACGATCGACAAGCTGATCGAGGCCGCCGTGCTGCAGCTGCACCACGAGCTGTACGGGAGTGAGCGGACATGAGTATCAAAATTGGGCAGGCCAGTCTTGGAGAAACCGGAGGCCGCAACCAGCAGCCCGGAAACCAGACGGGCCGGGAGCTGAATTTCTCCACGTGGTATCCAGCCGTGTGGCTGGGAGTGCTGCGGTTCAAGGACCCGGCAAAGGCGGAGCTGGCCGCGAAAGCCTGCGAGGCCGGCGTGAAGAACAAGAATATCGGCTACGATATGGACAATCGCAACACCGCGTATGCGGCGGCAAAGGCCGTGGGCTGGGATCTCGGTAAAATCTCAAAGCCGGTGGAGACGGACTGCTCGGCATTTATGATGCTGTGCGCCATCTCGGCAGGCGTGCACAAGCTGGAGGATCTTTTCCGGCGGCAGGGCAACAGCTGCACCACCTACTGCATGCGGCACGACTGGCCGCAGACGGGAGAGTTCGAGCTGCTGACCGGCAGCAAGTACCTGACGACAGACGCCAATCTCCTGCGCGGGGACGTGCTGGTAAGCTCGGGCCATACCGTGATGGCCCTCGAAGATGGAAAGAACGGAGAGGGGGAAAAAGAAGTGGTCGAAAAGAGCAAGATCATCGTGGACGGTAAAGAAGTCGCCGTTGAGCGTATCCTGAAAGACGGCACGAACTACGTCAAGGTGCGCGATATCGCCGCCGCGCTGGATCTCGAAGTGAGCAACAAGGGTAATATCGCTGTGCTGAAGCACAAGGAAAAGTAAGCCCTGCCCGGCGGCGGGCCGAAGGGAGTGACGAAAGCATAACTGCGCGGATGGCTCTGCCGAAGGAGCTGGAACACCTCACGCGCAGCGACTGGGAGCGCGTCACTGACGAGGGCATACTGGATCAGATCGATCAGCAGATCGTGAAGCTTTATATCGTGCGCAGGCTCCCGCAGATGGACGCCGCCGCCGAGATCGGCGTCGACCGCAAAACCATCTCCCGCCGCCTGCCCCATATCTACAATATCGCCCGCCGCCTGGTAGGGAAAACGGACAAAGAGAAAGCGCCATGAGCAACGGCTTATGGCGCTTTTTCTATGTTCCGGGATTGGCTTTCGGACGATAGTTCGGGTTATACGATCTGCATGCGCGCTCCAGCGCGCGGAAGTCGCAGGAGATCTTACAGATGAAGCTGCTCTTTCCATTGACGACATCGTAGTATGTACGATTGGCATGATCCAGAATGGCAAGCTTCTGACGGTTGCAATGCTCGATCTGGTTCAGGAGCAGGTTGCGATACTTCACATCCGGCTCTGCGGAAATGTCGTATTCAAGGATCGCAGAATCAGGGACAGGAACCATGTTGTTGAAGCCGAGAAGACCGAGGCGGCCACCGTCAAGTTTCAGAATGTGCTTGCCGGGCTTTAGATTGGCATGGTTCGGTTTCGGGGATTCCATGGGGACGAAGTAACGGAAGCTCCCGACAGTGAGAACAACGCCGACATAGGGGCGACGCTGGCCCTTGTTGAACGGGACACGGAAGTCACGGGAATGGAGGAAGGAAATATAGCGCTCACTGATGTGGCAGATAAAAAGATTCTCCAAGATTCGACCTTTCCGGGAAAGAAAAAGCGAGACTGCAGAAGTCTCGCTTTTAGTTGCCCATGATTTTTTAAGCCCCTACTTAACGGCAAGGGATTTCCGCTTTTTTGGCTCCCTACTTGACGGCAAGGGATTTCCGCTTTTTTAGCTCCCTATTTAACGGCAAGGGATCTCCGCTTTCATGGGCAGATGATGAACGGCGACGTTCAATCTCTGTAGATTCCTGAAATGGTTGTGCCGCGGATCGTGCGGTGCCAGATTTCAGGATTCTTTCGCGGATCTCTCCGCACCCTTAGTATAAACTCAAAAATGTGTAGAAGTCAAGAGGGGTACTGGGAAAATTTTTAAGAGGAAAGCATGTCCCACAAATGGTACACAAATGTCCCGGAAATGTCCCCCATAAAAACCGGCGAAGCGGCAGAATGAGAGTAGGAGCTGGCCAGCTTACTACTTTTACCGGAGGATTTTTTATGGAATACGCAAGCAAGGGACTCGCAGGGACTGCGCTGGGCTTTGGCATCGGCGGCGCCGCGCTGGGTCTGGCAAACGGCGGGCTCGGCAATCTGCTGGGCGGCCTCAACCAGAACAAGAGATCGGAAGCCGCTGACATCGCTGCGGCGGTCACGCCTGCCATGACGGTCGCCGCTATGCTCGCCGCACGGCAGCAGGAGCCGACGTGCAGCGAGAACATGCCGGTCACGCGCTACGATCTTGACCGGGAGCAGAAACTGGCCGCGAAAGACAGCGAGATCGCGCTGCTCAAGGCAAACACGTACAACGACGGCAAGATGCTGGAGATGTACGGTTATATCGACGGGCAGCTCAAGGACGTCCGTGAGGCGCTGTGCAAGCAGGCCGTCCACAACCAGCGCACCGAGGACAGCTTCACGCTGGTCAAGCAGGACGTCGAGTCCGTCCGCAAGGAAGCGCTCGATGCGGTCAAGATGGAGGCCGAGCGCCGCTGCTGCGGTGACAACTCCATCGTCACCTACGTCAACGCGACCTTTTATCCCAAGCAGGTCGCCGACGTCACCACGGGCACCGCGACCACAGCGCAGTCGCTCTACAACCCGATCCCGAAGTGCGGGTGCTGCAACGGCTAAACGCAAGGGGCGGCAATAGCCGCCCCATCCTTAAAGGAGGAAATCTGCATGACAGTGACGATCGATCAGGCCATGCGCGGCGCGATGCGCTACGCTGACAACGAGGTCATTCCGCACCTGCCGGGCGGCAAGGGCATCGGGGCCGGGATCATGCTGGCCCTCATCATGGAGGGCAGCCGCGAAAAGGTCCTTGCGCTGCGCGAGAATCCGGCGGTCAAGATGATGCAGATCTTTGACGACGCTGGAAACATCGACCTCGACAAGCTCTACAACGCGGCCAGGCCGCGCTTTGAAAACAAGCTGACCGTATCCGTCCCGCTGCTGGGCGATATGCGGTTTGACCAGAACGACGTCGATAAACTCTACCGGTATATCCAGGAGGCATGACG